ATCCTTCCGCTCTATCATCGGTGTCCTCCAAACGTCGTGTCGATATCGTATCCGCCGAGTTCCCACGGCTCCCCTGGTCCGTCCGTCCCGAACTCCAACTCCATGAACCTGCCGCGCCGGAAGGGCGAGACGAAGTGGCCGCCCTGGGGAAGGGTCTGGTCGAACGTGTCCGTCTGCGAGCTAGTGATCGGCCCCTGCGCGTGGTCCGCTAAGTGAACAGTAACGTCTAGCGGCGTCGAGAATTGGGTGGCGTAAGGGTAGATGCGACGCACTAGCCCGCGCATCTTGCCGTCTCCGGTAGCGCGCCTGCCGAACCGCACGTAGCTATCAAGGCCCGCGCCATCGGCATCCTGGGAACTATTGAGGACATACACCTTCCCATCGTTGTCTCCAACGAGGATCAGCGGGAACGCGGCCAGGAAGAACTGGTCATTCCAGCGGAAGTTGTAGGTGCTCCAAGCGTCCGTCAGTTGGTCCCAAGTCAAGCTGGTGCTTCGCGTAAAGTAGCCGGCCGCGGTGAAGGGCATAGAACGCTGCGAAGCGGGGTGCGGGGAGCCGTCCGGCACCTCTTCCAAGTAGTGTTCGCCAATTGCCTTCGCGGGCGGGGACAGGATGTTGCCGCTCCCAGGGTCCGTGGTGCGCGCGAGCACCCACACTAGATCGCCGTTTTCGTCGTCGAAGAAGGTGTAGCACAGCGGCGCACGCGCCGGGTCCTGCTGCCGGATCGTCTCACGCCACACTTGCTGGCCAACCTCGCGCGCGGTCGCGCCGTCAAATATGTACTGGCTATCCCTTCCAATGAACTCGTGATGGTCGCCGAAGTTGGCGAGTGCTCGTGGTCCCATGATGCCCACGCCCGTGATCGCTTGTCTAAAGGTAAAGATCAGCGGGGCGCCGACGAACTGCATAACGGTGATCTTGGCGTCCGCCTTGGAGGTGCTGTAGATAATCAGCGTATCCCCTAGCGGCTCCATCCTGACGATTTCCTCGGCTCCACCATGAACCTTGAACTGTTCGCTTAGGCCCGTCGTGATGTCGGACGGCTCGCCGATGTCGCTGTTGATGATATCAGTTGGCAAAAAGACGCCGCCCTGTACGAGGTTCCCAAAGATCATCATGTTGCTATAGACGCGCAGCGCCTTACAGGTGAACCCAAGGACGCGCATCTCTGTCGCGGCCACAGCCGTTCCATTCCACTTGATTGGGAAGTCCACGCCATTAGTAGCCCACCACTCGTCGTCGCCGCTCACAGCCGCGTTCACGAATGTGTCAAAGGACCAAAGGTCCGTCACATCACCGGAGAAGCGGCGCCGCACAGTATAGGTCGTGGTCGCCCCGATGGTTCCGGGGCTGGTCGCAAGGGTCAGCGAGGTGTCCCCCGTGCGACCGTTGATGAGGAACCACGACGCGAGAGGATCGTTCTCAGTGGTCGTGCCGAAGGCAATTTCGTCCCCTACGTCCACCTCCGGGTCCCAATTGGTTCCCGTCCCCGTCACCGTGGTGCCCGAAACGGCGACCGTGCCGGTGGTGTAGGTCGAGTTGATGTATTTCAGAGAATGGGTGCCCTCGGTGTAGCTGTAGAGGTCCTTCGGCGTCCCGATAATCAGCCGCTCGTTTCCGCCGCGGATGAAGAAGTTGGTGATGAGATTGATCGGGTCGTCAAGGTCGAAGCCCTGTCGAAGGTAGGCCGCGGTAGGCGCCGTGAAGTTCGACGTGTGCCGCGCTACTCCCACACTAAGGCGGGCTTCGTCGATCCATCCGAGCCACGTATCGCCGACCGCCTCACCCGTGCGCCCTATAGAGAAGGCGTTCGCGCTGTCATTGATGGAGCCGGTGATAGCTACATCGCCACCCTCTTGCACACCGTTGATGCGCAGTTGCAGAATGTCTCCCGTGCGAGAGAACTCACAATGGACAAACACGCCGCCTGCGTTCACGAAGGTTGAGGTAGAGGTAACCGTGAACACCGAGCCACCCACATAGGCTTGTCCTTGAAGCGTGTTGGCGGCAGTCCTGAGGATGCGAATGCTAGAACTAGTGGCGCTCCCTGCGGCGTCGTTCTGTCCCATTAGCCACCGATTGGTACCATCGGCAGCACCAACTCGGAACCAAGCGTCGAACGTCCATGGACCAGACCCTAAGGTGAAGTCGGCGTGATCCGGCGTCGTCCAGTAGTCGCCGGTACCATCAAAGAGCCCGGAAGAGCCGCCGAACTTAAAGGCAGCATTGTCGATCTGCGCCTGCCCATTGGGCACCCAATAGTGCGGCGAGCCGCCCTGGTTATGGTCCGCAGCGTAGTTGGTGGTGTCTGCGCCATCGAAGTGAAGGAGTATCTTGGTGAAACTGTCGTTCCCATTCGTGACCACCGGCTCGAACCGCGTCCAGCCTAGGTTCAGGTTGTTCAGCTTCCCGTTCTTCACACGGAAGTTGAGCCCGTCCTGCAACATGCGCGAGTTAAGCGCGATGCTCGGCCGGTCAGTGTATAGCCCAAGGTTGGGTTGGACGACGGAGTTGGAGCGTACCATTGGTTAGGTCTTTATGATCCACGACATGACCAGGGCGGGCGGCACCGTGCCGCGCTCGATCGCCGAGGGAGAAGCGGTGCCTACTGTGACGGTCATAAAGTGAGCGTGGTCCGGGCTGTCTACGCTGAATGTGAGGGCACTTCCACTTTGAACCCAAATGGTTTGGTTGTCGCCGCCAGTTCCCACCTGGGTAGGAAGGGCGGCAAAGTTATGGACACCGGAGGTGTGGGCGTGCTGCGCGGTGCGTCCACCCGTCTGAGTTTCCGCAGCCGTGAGGGTAGGAATGTTTCCAGCTACAAGCGTGACCGAGAAGCTCTGCACGCCGCCTGAGGCGCCCAAGGTCTGCGCCGTGAAGTTATTGGGCGGGTTCGTGATACGGCCGGCTGCGGAGCCCATAAGCTCCCATCCGAAGACCGCGCGGCCCCGAAGGTCAGGGACGCGGAAGTTGCCGGCGCCCTCACCGCCCGTATTGTAGGTGGCGCCGATGACACCAAAGAGCGCAGGGAAGGAGGCGCAGGCCAGAACTTGGCTGTTGCAGAACTTCCATCCACCAGCCGGTTCCGCCGCGCCAGCATAAGCTACCACGCTGCCAACAGGCACGTTCCCGATCGGAACGACGCCCTGCTCACTAGAGCGGATATACAATCCGCCGTCCGACTTAGAGTAAAGGAGGGTGTTGCTCGCGACGCCCGCGGGATCGGTACCCGCCGCAAAGGAGCACCCGGCCGCGGTAGGCATGGTGCCTTGGCGTGCGAGGGCCACTTGAGCGTGTCGTCCATCCGTATTATGGTCGATCAACAGCAAACTCTCCACGATATCACGGAAAGAGCGTTCGGCTGTCGGATACTGCGAGACGATGTCGCTGTCACCAGGAACAGTTTGGGCAATGTCAAAGGGCGGGGAAGCCATCTATCATCTCCGAAGTAGAGGCGCACGGGCGCCGGAAGTGAGCAACGCCGCGTTCTTCACGGCGCTGATGCGCAATCTCTTATCCGCCTTGACAACCTCGTTCTTGAAGTTGGCGGCAAACTGTTCCCATACCGCGGCGCGCTGCTCGTCCCAATCCGTCCCGAAGGCGCGGGCGACCGCCTTGGCCACGATGTATTCGTCGGCGTTCTCGGTGAACCAATTGGTGTCGCCGTCCGCGGCTAGGACGGTGAGGTACTTATAGTACGGCACAGTGACGCGGTACTCGCCACCCACGTAGTCGCTGAGCCCGTCAGGCAGGGGCCACACCTCCCAATTGACGGCGCCGGCATCATTGGTCGGCTCACCCTGCAATAGGTACTGCGGCGAGCCCGTAGCCTCCCCACGGATGCCCCGGACGAGCCCCTCGCGGTTCGCGGCAACGGACATGATATGGGTCGCGCCTTGGCTATCCTCGGTCCACCAAGGCTCCCCATGAAACTCCTTGAAGTTTGCCGGCTGCACCCCTAGGACGCGCGTATTCAGGACTGTGACGAGTTCGGACTTCGCCTCCATCACCTTAAAGTTGTAGTCGCGCTGAATGTCGCGCACGGCGCGGTTCACGAGGCGCGGCACGAGCGTCACAACTGCCGCGGGGCCGTCGATCACCTTTGTCCGAACCTCGGTCTGTATCTCAAGAAAGGTCAGCATGGGCACCTCGAAAATCGCACCATAGGAATATAAGCCTTCTCAAAGCAAAGGGCCAGCCTTTTGTCCGGGCCGGCCCTTTGGTACCATCTAGGCAAATTGATACGTTACTTGGAAACTTCGGGGACGAGGGCTTCCAGAAGCTTAAGGGCCTCTTTCTCTGGAAGCGGGTCCTTATGCAGAACCAAGTCATCCGGGCCAAAGAGTTGGAACCGGCCTGGGCTAAGCTCTACCACCTTGTACCCTTCCCATTCCTTCAAAATGCGCCGCTTGGAAATAGGGAGGTCTAGTTCGCTACGCAGCTTCGCCTCATACTCCGCCACACCTTCCTTGATCTTCCGCTGGCGCGCGAGAGTTTCGGTGTCGAACCCGGCCTCCTGCGCGAACTTGATGGAAGGGAAGGGATCGCCGTGGACGTTCAAGTAGACACCAGGGGTGTCGACGTACATGAACACCTCGACGCCTGAGGGATGCATACGGATATGGACGCCTCGATCATAGTCGATGAAGCGTCCACCCGGATACTTGGCTTTTTCCATGGTTCGTTCCTGTGCGTGTTGCATTAGCCCACCCGATACATCGTATAGGTATTCGCAGCCGTGCGCCGAATGCGGAACACCGCCTCCGAGGCGCCAACCTGGGTTGCCTCGTTCGCGTCCACAAGCATCCGGCCCACCAGCGTCCAGCCGGTGTTGGTCGTCATGGTGATATCGAAGGTCGCCGACGTGGCTACGTTGATGACGGTCAGATCAAATGAGAAGTCGTTCACCAGGAGGTCGCCGTAGGTCGCGAGCAGCGACGTTTCCAGGGACGAGCCGAGGGGCAGCGTGTACGCCGCCGCGGCCGTAGGAGTGCCGACAAGGATGCCGCCACGAATTTGAGCGGCCGTAAGGGTCGCCGTGTCCGTCGCCGTCTGCGGGGCCGCCTGGACGTTCCCGCCTAGGTTCGCCATCGCGCGGGCCTTGCGCACCGCCGCGGTGATGACACCGCTTGCTGTATCGAGCGCCTCGTTGAACTCAGAGAGATGCTTGGTCTTGTCTAGAGCGCCATAGAGAGACATTTACTTTCCCTTTCGTGTTGGCCGGAACCCGTGCTTATAAGCTTGGGCGAAGCGTTCAAACCTTGCGCGCTTGGCGCTCGACTTGAACTTTCTTACTTCGCCCGAACTCATTCGAAGGCCCGTCTTACCAACCTTCATTAGGCCGTGGTGTCCTTAATGACGTTCACGCCGTCGTTCGTCGAAACAGTGGACGGCAGGGCGTGACCAAGCTCAGCATACTCGATGAAGACGCGGCCAGTAGACGCGGCGCCCACCGCATTGGTGACCTCAAGGACAACTTCCTCGCCGGGCCGCACATGCAGCGGACCAGACGGGCCGACGTTGACCAGCGAAGTTTGGACAGTGGCGCCACCAAGGGCATCGTCGCCCGCGGCCTGCGCGACCGGGATCACAACGTCCCGATACACGATCTTGCCTGCGGCCACGGTCTGCGCATCAGCGCGCCGTAGCTGGTCCTTCTCGACGCGGTTCGTGTCCGCACCCGCGATAGGGCGGTGGTCTAGCGCGAGCGCAAATCCACCGGCATCGGGGTCCATCGCCGTGACTGTCAGAATACCGAAGCGATACACGTCGATGGGTACGGACGGCGCGAAGCCGAATACGTCACCTGTGGCATTGAAGTCGACCGGGCCAAAGGCAGCCGGGCTATCCTCAGAAGTGCCGGTGGGCGCGAGGCTCCACACGATGCGCTTCTGTAGAAGGTCCATTCCAGCGGAACCAGACATAGATGTATCTCCCTATTAGGTAGAGCCAAGGTGAATTGCGCGGGCCAGGGACGCCTTTTCCCAAACGAGGAAGGCTTCCAAGGTGCCAACCCAACCGATTTCCTTGAACGTGCCAAGTTCCTCCGGCTCGCCCATACGGATTTCCGGGTCGCGGACGGAGAGCAACCGGCCGGCGTCGTCGCCGAAGAAGACGGCCTCACCAGTCGTGGTGGACGTACCGGCGCTGTTGTCCAGCGCGTCGAAGTGGTTCGTCTCGACCAGCATAAAGCCCTCGATATCCTTGAGCCGCCCACTAATCAGGGGTTCGCTCGTGGTCGGAGCCAGCCAATCCTTGTACTCGGGATCGTTCTTCAAGCCGCGCGCGGCGAGCGTGGAGAGGATACCCAGGTACTTCCCGTTCTTCATCTTGGGGATTTTCAGGTCGCCATGCATCCGGTCCCAAATGCGCCGAAGGTCTTGCACCTGTAGGTTCCGGTCGGACAGGGCACCCATGATGCCGTTTGTGGAGAAGGTTCCACCGGCCGCCGTGGGGACGTACTTAACGGGCGTCAGCTTGATGGCGTCCGCGCACATTTTGTCCATGGTGAGTGTGATCTGGTCGCGCAGAACCTTCTGGAACTGCGGGTTCAGGTCATAGTAGGTCAAGTCCATCTCGAACTCGGTCAGCGGGATTTTGAAGCCCCACTGGCTGACGGCGACTTGCTTCGTCTCGATGGCCGGGCGGCCCGAAGGAAGCCGATCCGTCTCAGCGACACGGTTCGCCAAGGGCAGGGCTAGGATGCGCGTAATGGTGACGCTTTCACCCTTGCGCTTCCCATAGCCGCTCTCGGCGGAGAAATACTTCATGAATTGGGCATCAGCAATGGCTTGCTGACGAATATTGCTAGATAGAGCGTGGTTTTTGTAGGTCCCGCTCGGGGCATCGAACGTCCAAGACATTGTTGGTTACCCTCAAGGTGAAATAGGACATCGTTCCTAATCGTGCAAGCCTGAAAATAAGCACCCCCAAGCAATACTGCAAGGGGGTGCCGGGGTGCCGGTTACAAAACGCCGATCTTCTTCTGGTGGGCGATAATCTCCTGGGTGAACCCTGACTGCGGCGCCCGTTGCCTGCCGGGCTCCCTAGGTTGCATGGAGGAACCGGGCTCGCCGCTGATGACTACGGCGCGGCCGTCATCGTCGTCGTCTTCCTCGGCCGGGGCTGCGCCGCCGAAGGTTTCCTTGTATTCCTTGGCCACATCCTCGATGAACTTGTTGCGGTTCCCGAAGACGTACCGATCCCGGTCGATGCCCCGGCGCAGAGCGCGCTGTAGCACCTGGGTCGCGGCAAAGTCGAGCCGCTCGTCCTTACCCGCCAACTCGGGGTGGGCAATGACAATGTCTTCGAAGACGGCCTTGATCCGGTTCTCGCCTTCCTGCTGCTGCGCGTTCAAACGTTGGTTGTACTCTGCCTCTTCGCGAATATTCGTCCGCACGCGCTCGGCAAGTTGCTCGGCATACTCCTTCGGGTTCACCGTAGGGTCGGGCAGGCCCTCATAAGAGACGGGCTTGGGCGCCGTGATTTCCACAGGGGCGCGCGGCGCCGCCTGCATAAGGAGCGCGTTCTGGTCCTTGAGGCTGTCAACGGTGCTGCCAAGTTCGGCCAGCCGCTTCATAAGATCGGCGACGGTCGGCTCCGGGGCCGGGTCAGGGTTGCCCAGGTCGCCGGGGTTGTTCATGTCCGCCGCGATCTGCTCGCGAAGGACGTTGCGTTCGGCCTCAGGGGTGAGGGCCTTCTTTGCTTTGGCTCGTGCCATTGGTTACTCCTTGGGTTGTAGTTCGGGCGCCGGCATCCGCTCGGCCGCGGTAGTGCCCGCATTTATGTCCTGCTGGACGGTGTTCAAGAACCTACGCAGGGCCTTGACTTCCATCCACGCCGCGAGGGCCGCCTCGGGA